CGGAAGTGTTGGATTATATAATGTAATTCCTTCTGTTAAAACCAACACATCTAATTTTAAAATGGATACTATCAAAAACTTATCAATAGGTACCGACTATACTGGTCCAATTGAAGAAGTTAAATTTCAAGGTCTACCATTTCAAGAAGCTTTAAATTTGATTAATAAGTTTAACTCAAATGTATTCACCGGATTTATTGATATACCTGATTATACCGTTAACTCTCAAGAACACGTTAAACCTCAAGATACGTTTCCATATATTGTTACCCCTTCAAAATTAACATATAATACAGGAAATACGTTTAAATTTAGTGCTCAGATATCCAATGATATTAATAACAAATTAAATTTTAAAAAGATATCTAACGGAATAAAACTAAATGATGCAATGAAAGATAGTGGTTGGTTTTTGGTTTGGCAGAACAAAAGCGGATTACCGTTAATTGGTCCTCAAGGTACATTTAAAACAACCGCCGTTACTCCAATTGAATACTCAAACCAAGATATCTCGTATGGTGTATTAGGTGCACAAAGAGTTTATTTATTGTCTCAAGATTCTGAAGGACCTTTAGGTAGAATAAATCTAAACAACACTCTTTACGGTATTCCCCAAGATAAATTCATTGGTCCGGGTAAAACAATTTCAACACAAACTTACCCAATGGTTAGAGGTGATGAGATGATAAAACTGATAAGAAAAATATTTTCTTATGTTACGGGTCACGTTCATCCAATTGCAACTATGGCTCCGGTTCCGGTCGCCTCAGGTAACGGTCAAACCACTCAAGAAATCAATTCTATACTAGCGGAAGCAGAAAATACCATATTAAATCAAAACATTCGTATAAACTAAATATTTATTGTTAAAAGATTTTATGTCAATTAACAATTCTTATTTCAGCAAGAACAACACAATCATATCAAATAGTTACACTAACACGGGTAGAAACCCTGTTACTGAGATATTTTATGGTTCAACAATCTCTTTGGATTATCCAAGTGGTTACAGTAGATTCATATTTAATATTGATTTTACATTATTAAATGAAAAAATTGTTGACGGTACCATCGCGTTTGATTCAACCTGTTCATCCGTCAAACATACTTTAAGAATGACCAACACGTCTACTTTTGATAAAGAGTTGTTAAATACAACCACATCACAAGGTAGAATGAGAGCAACATCATTTGATTTAATATTATTTAGAATCCCAAACTTACCAATTGAACCTGATACCCAACAATTATGGGATGAAGGTGTTGGTTATGATTTTGCGGATTTAATTTATGATTATAGTAACTTTGATAAAAACTTCTCATTAAGACCATCCAATTGGTTCCAAACAACAACAATAGATACTTGGACTCAACCGGGAATCTATGATAATCAAAACAATGGAGTATTTAATTACAATGATTTAATAATTGTTGATACACAACATTTTGAATTTGGTGATGAGAACGTTAGTTTTGATATGACCAATGAAATTAATTACATCTTAAATGGTAGTACACCGGTTCATTCAGGTTGGGGAATTGCTTATAAACCTCAAATTGAAAATCTAACAGGGTTGACTAGTAACTATGAAGTTCAATTCTTTACTAGACACACTCAAACTTTCTATGAACCATATTTGGAAACAACATATGACGATTTAATTGAAGATGACAGAAACTCATTTACTCAAGGTAAAGTTAACAAACTATACCTATACCTATATAATGATGGAATTCCGTTTAATTTAGATAGTAACCCAATTGTGGATATCATTGATAATAATGGAACAACATTATTCACCGGTCTTACTAGTTGTCGTAAAACAAAAGGTGTTTATGAAGTTAGAGTTCCGGCAATCATAGGATATAATACTTTATGTTCATTTACCGATAATTGGTATCAATTAACATCAAATGGATTTACCATTCCTCAAATTGAAAATCAGTTCAATGTTTATCCGTTAAGTCACTCATTACAAATAGGTACAACATCTATTGACCCAAAATTATACGGGTTTGATTTTTATGGTATTAAACAAGATGAAAAAGTTTATAATACCGATATTAGAAAAGTTGGTGTAATAATAAAACAAGCATTCTCAACCAATAAATTATTGAGACCCGTAAGTTCATATTATAGAGTTTATGTTAGAGAAGGACAAACAGAAGTTCAAGTTCAAGATTGGACAAAAATAAACCGAACCCCAAATGAATACTATTTTATGTTTGATACTAGAGATAAAATTCCAAACGAATACTTTATAGATATTAAAGTTGAGAGTAGTGGGGAAGTTAATACATACAAAAGACAAATCAAATTTCAGATTGTTAATGTGAAGTATTCAGAATAAATAGATATTTATAAATAAAAAAAAATCGACAATGGCAAACAAACTAAATTTTACCGGATGGAGTGGTAAAACCGACTTTTTAAGTGGTAGTACTATTAACTTCACAACATTAAATAATAACAATTCACAAAGAAGTGTTTCAAGTAATAACACAAATAATGCACCACAACTATATAGTTTAAATTTAAACTATGATTACACTTATTTAATTCAAGCTTGTGCTCAACCTTTAGAGGGTGAGACAATAACATATATTGTTGGTTCTGATACTGAATTAAATGTAACAGGTACGTCTGTTTATAGTTTTCAAAGCATAATAAATCCTTCCATAACTGTTTGTGGTTTTATATTAGATGAACCATTTTCAGGTGACCCTGAATATGTTCTAGTAAACACTTACACGGATTGTGTGGCGGCTTACACTTCAAATTATAAATTAGCTGTTGTGGTTGATTGTTTAACTAATGAACCTCAAGATTTTTTTACTAATTATATACCTGTCGATAACAAATACGAAATTGGTGACATACTATACGTTGATTTTTTGGCCACTACTATGGGGACAGCTTTTGTTAAATTTGCGGGAACAATTGTTGACATAGTTGATTGGAGTCAAACTGACGGCCCATATTGGGATACTATACCTGCGGTAAATTATGTGACATATTCATCTTGTGATGAAGCAATTGAAGCAAATGGTCTTATTTACGTCGCGATTAATTGTATAACTGAAGAGGCGTCGTTTCCTTTAATACATAAAAATTATTTTCAAAACACTTCATTATTAATACCAACAACTGGTAATCCTGTTAATGTTTTGGTAGATTATTTACCATACGGCCCTTACGGAGAAGCAATATCAGGTGGTAGTGAAATTTATAGTACGGTAGAATTTACAGGTTCAGAAAACTATAATTCATTATGTGAAGAAGGTTTATCTAAAATATCACCTGAAGGTGTGTTAAACCCATTCTTTCAAAATACAGGGTTTACCGGTTCTTTTGTTTATACAACCGTAGAACAACCTGATGGTAAATTACTTGTAGGAGGTCAGTTTGACATATATGATAATAATATAGTTAATAACTTTATGAGATTAGATTCAAACGGTAATGTTGATGAAACATTTAATAATAATGATAAATTGTTATTAAATAATCCTGACGCACCTGTGTCCATAATCAAACAACAAGGTTATATATTTACTCTTGACCACTCATCAAATGTAATAAATGTATCTAAGATTGTTAATAATAAGATGGTATCGGTTATTTCAAATTATGATACGACATCTTTTGTTCCAGGTGGATTCCCTTGGCAAATTTATGGTGACGGTACAAACTTATATGTTGTATTTGATAACGCGGGTATTGGTGTGTGGAGATTTAATACAGGTTTTGAAACATTAGAATTTATAACAAAAACCGAAGGACACTTTTGTGAACAATATTCACAAATATGGGGTGATGGTGATTACATTTACGCATCTACAGCATCTAGTGATGGTGGTAATCAAACTTTGAAAGCGTTTCAATTAATGGGAACCTCTATAAATGTTGTTGGTGAGTGGGAAGAGATTTATTCATATAACTCCGTGTATTGTCAAGATGGTTATATTTTTGTAGGTGTTCCATTTAGTGGACTTTATGTTATCACATTTAATGGAACAACTTTTACAGAGATTATATCTACACCAAATACCGGAGATATTGTTGCGGTTAATGGTGACACACAAGGACTAATTTATGTGTTAGATGGTTCAGGTACCCTAAAACAATATCAATTAAATGTACCACAATATTAAAATTAATAAAAATAAAAAAGATATTTATAAAAAAACAAAATAATGGCATTAGTAACATATTTAATAGCACCTTGTGCTGGGGGAACAGCAATTCAAGTCGACTTTAGTGGGACATCATTACCCGTAGTTGGCGGAAATTATTATTTAACATTTACAGGACTCACAACAATTGGGTGTTATGAAGTTGTTGATACCGCTGAAGTAGGTGTTGGTGATGATGTGGTTAGTACTATGTCATCAGATTATGGTGATTGTTTAACTTGTTTATCGGTGAATCCAACTCCGACACCAACTCCAACTAAAACTCCAACACAAACACCAACACAAACACCAACACAAACACCAACTAGTACTGTAACTCCAACAGTTACACCAACTAGTACTGTAACTCCAACAGTTACACCAACTACTACTGTAACCCCAACAATAACTTTAACCCCAACAAAAACAACTACACCAACACCTTCAATAACTCGTACTGTTACGCCAACAGTTACTCCAACAAAAACAACAACACCAACAGTTACTCCAACAAAAACAACAACTCCGACACCAACAATAACTAAAACTGTAACTCCAACGCCTTCACGAGCACCAATAACTTTAACAGAGGTTGGTAGTGCGTCCTTATCCGGTGAAGTTACAAATGCAACAACTATGTATATAGATGAAAATAACATTATTTGGATAACATCCGGTATTGAAGAATCATCGTACAAATTAATTGGTGGTTATATTGATAGTGGATGGGTACAAGAATATGAAATAGATTTTTCTGAAAATAGTAATGGACCGGTTTATCCTATTAGCATAACAAGTGATGAAGATAATTATTATATCTTAACAGATAGTGATGTGAGATTTTATTCAAAAAATCTTGGTATTAATCTTACAAAAGGATTTAATGGTATTGTTAGAGCAATCACATTACAAGAAGATGGTAAAATATTAGTGGGTGGTGAATTTACTGAATATAACGGTGAATACGCGGGAAGAATTATTAGATTAAACTCTGATGGTACAATTGACCAAGATTTTACATTTAATTCAGAATTTAATGGTACCGTTAATACTATCGCACTTCAAAGAGATGGTAAAATATTAGTAGGTGGGCAATTTAGTCACTACTATGATTTTTATTGTAATCAAATTGTTAGATTAAACTCTGATGGTTCTCCTGACTTTACATTTGATATGGGTGATGGTTTTGATGGTGATAGAGTATATATAATAACAACCGAAATAATTAGAGATAATCCATTCTATAATACTAATGGTCCTATAACTTACACAGAAAACATTATTGTTGGTGGTCAATTTACTTACTATAAAGGAACAAATAATTTAGGAGGTATTGTTAAATTATCTCCAACAGGTGATGTATTACCGGATTTTGGTAATGGATTTAATGTAGATAATGGTAGTCAACCAAGAGTTAATAATATTGTTAAACAACCTGACGGTAAGTTAATTGTTGTTGGTGGTGGTTATGGTCACGATATTCTTGATTATAACCTAACATTAATCCCTAAAAATATTGTTAGATTAGTTAAAGATGATGAAGGAATTTATCAAATTGACCAAACCTTTACAACTCACGATTGGGATGGAAATAATTATTCCGGTGGTTTTGGTGGTGCAGCATTTGCTTTAACATTATTACCAAATGGTAAAATTATGGTTGGTGGATACTTTAGTTATTACGGTGATAATAATAGTGCTCATAATGACATATCACATTTAGTAAGATTAAATTCTGATGGTACTTTAGATACGACATTTACTTTTGAGTTATCAGCAATTGTTTACACATCAGAATTATTATCTTCAGGAGCATTATTAGCGGGTGGAAGATTTCAATCACCTACTGACCGTTTAGTAGAATTATTTATTGGTGAAGATTATGAATTACGTACATTCACAACTTGTGATGGTGTAACTTCAAACATCTTCTTACCAACAGATTATCAAACAGAATATGTCGGTGGAGGATTAATGATTGCAACTGAATTACCTTACTCACCTATTTCAACGGTTGGGTTAGATGTAGTTTTTGAAGATGGTGGTGGTGATGATGATGATGATTTCCTTATAGAATTACCGTTTGATTTTGATGTGAATTTCTTAGGTGTAAACTATACTTCAGTATGGGTTGGTACTAACTCATATTTAACATTTGGTGATGGTTCTACAAATTATGATATTGACCCATTACCGGGAGATATCCCTAATGAGACAGGTTTACCGGGTGTATACATATCAACAAGAGAAGATGATGGTACTTGTTTAGATTCATCATTAGTTACTTTATATACGGGTACTACTGATGGTGGTAACACAACAATAATTAGATTTGAGGGAAATACTAACAACTCAACTGACTTTCCTTTTGAAGTTAATTTAATTTATAACTTTAAGTTCTATAAAGACCAATCAAATTATTTTGATTTAATTATAGAACAAAATAATCTTTTCTGTAATGATGACCCTACAGGTGGTATAAGTAATGGTGTTGACACAACTTGGGTAACGTCATTTGATAGTTCATCAGAAAAGGCGTATAGATTAAGTGGTAGTTCTGTTAAATCAATCAAAGCAAACGTAAATGAAAGAGTTGCCGTATGTGGTACAGTTGGTTCAGTTATTACTACACCAAACTTAAATCAAGGTGCCGATATTAATGGTAGTATGTACTTTGATGGTACAACTAGTTTAGTTACAATTGCAAATAATATCCAAATGGACTTAAATTTTGGTCCTTGGACTGTAGAGTGGTTCCAAAAATATACTTCAACAGATACTTGTTGTAGAAGAGTTTTTGACATTGGTCAATTTGCGGGTGAAGAATTTGGTGTATCCATAGAAAATGGTAACACCCTATTATTATGGATGGCGAGTGGGAGTACATCAATTAACTTAAACACACCTGTTTATAACGTTTGGTCGTATTTTTCAATTAGTTCTGAAAATATTGGTGGAAATAATCAATCAATTAGAGTATACCAAGATGGTGTTCTAATATATAGTGGTTCAACAGTTGTGGATATAAATAACTTCCAAGGAGACCCTGCGGTTGATTTACCGTTAGTTATTGGTGGTGGTATTGGTGGTCAAGATACATTATTTGAAGGTTACATTACAAACTTTAGATGGACAAAAGGGACAAATTATTATACCGGACCAACAATAACGGTTCCAACAAGTCCGTTAGACTCTAGTGATTCACAATTATTATTCTTAACAATTGATGAAACGGAATTATTAACAAATTCTTCAGATGCTGTAGGATTCATACCATCAGGAGATATATCACAAACAGGTGTAACTTGGTCAACCGAAACACCATTTTTTAATTTATTAGACTTCACATTATTCACAGCAACAGATACAACATCTTATAATAGTTGTGATGATTGTGGTCAAATGTTTAAAACAATTTTATATGTTAGAGATGGAGTAAACACTGATAAAGTAGAGACATATCAAATGACATTAAACTCAATAAACAACGTATTAACAAATGGGCCAATTTTTACAACAAGAGGACCTGAGTGTTACGAAATATTAAAATACACTTACTAAAAAAAATATATTATGTCAACAGAACCATTTATTAATCCGGAATTATTATTTAACGATGTCCCTGAGGCATTAGCACCATTAGAAGTTGGTAGAGCATACACAACTTGTAGAGATTGTATCGCAGTTGGTGGTGATGTAACAACAATACCCCAACCTCACGCAATCTATCTTAATGAGTATGGTAAAGCAATTATGTTATTAGATACCGTCGTTCTCGGTGGTGTTAACGGAGTGAATAACTAAAATTTAAAAAGAGAAATTAATTTTTCTCTTTTTTTTTGTCTTTTAATTTTTTATTCACAAAAATATCCTTACATTTGTACTCTAATAATAAATCAAGTGTAAAATGAGAAAAATATTTAAATTTTTTAAAAGATTGGCAGTAAGACGTATTGCAAAAGCAAGAAACCAATTTGATTACCAAGACCCGGGACTATTAGGGGACGTACATATCTGTAAAGCAATATGTCGTAAACTTATAACAAGTGAAGGTTCAAAATTTTTAATTGCCCCTCTTTCATCTCAGAGATATATTAAACACTCCGAATTAGGAATCTTTATTATCCTTGATGATAAAAAAATTAGCGTAATCAATCACGAATACTACTATAGTAATATCTTATTATCTAATAGAGATTGGGATAAATTAACTAAAATGTACGATACAAAAGTAGAACGTATCAGACAAGAACTAAAAAATGAAATGAAGTCTCAAATCAAATATTCTTTAAAAGGCATTTTAGATAGAGTGGACAACTCTAAAAAACTAAAAACCCCTACTGAGTAGGGGGTTATTTTAGACGTTTTAAGAGGATATCTTCTAAAATGGTATCTTGTGTTATCTCAATCCATTCTGTTACAATGGGGACTATCTTATTCTTTCCACCGGGGGTTTGATTGATATTGTTTCCGTCCTCATCACTATTTGTTGAATTTGGATGTTTGGTTATGTAATTTGTAACCTTTTTCGCCTTACCCTCAATCTTCTTAATCTGTTTTTTTGTTTCATCCATTGAACCATCATAACTATCAAATTCTAATTCAGGACTATCATATTTTGATACAGGTTCTGTAAACGGACCCATTTGTGATTTCTTAAATTTTCTAATACCAAGTTGCATTGGCATAATATAACTACCCCTACTTCCGGTACTATCACCCGTAGCCTCTTTAATCTGTATTTTTTTATTTTCCTTCATATCATTATAAATATCAAACAAAATCAATTATGGAAGAACAACAAGAACTATTTGGAAAACTTTTTAACTCAATCCCATTATACACAGAAGACCACTTAAGTGTTATCTTAGATACGATGGATAAAGAACAAGCGTCTTATCTTTTAATCCAAGCCGTCTCTCACGCATATCATTCAGGGGTATATACAATTGGTGAATCCGAAGTAATCTCCAAAGCAATTAGAATAATTTCAAAAAAAGAAGAAGATAAAGTTGTAGAAGAATAATTTTTTTGTATCTTTGTACCCTAACATTTAAATGGTATGAAAATGAAAACAATTATCGGAACAATTTTGGTATTATTAATGGTGATGGTTTATAATCTAATTGATTTAACACCGTCATCAAAATCTGATTTTGAAATATGTGGTATTGACATATCTCACCACAATAAAGTATATAATTGGAATCAAGTAAAAAACCACGCAAAATTTTGTATGATAAAATCTACTGAAGGTAAATCATATAATGACCCAATGTTTAAATCCAATTGGAAACACTGTAAAAAAAATAATATCATTCGTGGTGCTTACCATTTTTTCACACCCGGAATATCAGCAAACAAACAATTTGAAAACTTTAAAAATAGTGTTAAATTAACCACAAATGACTTACCCCCAATATTAGACGTTGAATTAAAAGAATGCGATATTGATGAGGTTAATAAATGGTTGAAATTGGCGGAAAATCACTACGGAGTTAAACCGATTGTGTACACCGATTATTTTTTCTTTAAAATTTTTATGGAAGGTAAATTAAATGATTACCCTCTATGGTTACACATTAATAAAAAATATAAAGTTAAACCATCCTTTAATAATTTTAACTGTGTTTTTTGGCAATATAATCAAAAAGGAAAAATAAAAGGTATTAAAGGAGATGTTGACTTAGATACCTTCTTAGGTGATTCTGAAAGTTTTAACAATCTTTTAATAAAATAATTAATTAACCATCGCATTGGTTGCGTCAGCCGAAAATGTTGTTCTATCTTTTGGTTTAACTTTGGATGCCGGGGCCAATGATTGAGGAATTAGTGCCGGTAACGGAGCCAAAACATTATAACATTTTATGAATTGAGGCATATAATTATGTACACCACCAATATTTGGAAAATAATTAGGGATTTTTTTATTAGTATTTGTTACCGCAATATAATTTGGTTTATCAGTGTAGGGTTGTCTTTGTTTTATTGAACAAAGATTCGCAAGACCCGGAATATTTGTTTCACACCATTGATTTATAATACCTGAACCCGCATTATGAGCAGCAACCGCCAAATGAAGAGCAGCGTCTCCACCAATCGCCGGAACTTGTTTTAAAACTTTATTCTCATAAACACTAACGGTTGCACCATTATAGTATTTTTTCGCCTTTTCATAATTAGATGATAAAATTTTATAAACAGCGTCTAATGAACCTTCAAAACTATAAAGTGACTTCATATCAATTCCATAACTTCTAGCTGTATCCGGTTGAATTTGAGCGTATCCTTGAGAGTGATTACCACCAAAAAGATTTAATGTTGCCCCTAAAATTTCTTTAGGTGAAATAAATGATGCCATAGTACCTTTACTTTCTCTAAAAATAAAACATATTGCACCATTTAATAGTCTTCCATCATAACCTGGATTCTTTGCGCCCCAATTGACTATAGCGGCACCAAAATGATTTATTTCACCTTGATTATTAAATAATGTTTTTGCAACACCTGCCGCCCAAGAAACATCTCTTGCCTTAAATAATAATGAACACAATTGTGCGAATTTATCATTTTTTGCGGTACTCACAGGACGATTAGGTTTAGAAATAACCCCATTATTTGGTGCACCAACAACCGATTGTTCATTTATCACTCGTTTAACAATTTTAATTAAATCTGATTCCGTTAATTTAATTACTTTTTTCATATTACGCTCTTTTTACCCAAGCAACTTTACTACCGCCTTTTATATTAGTATATGGGTCAGCATAAACCTGACCTCCAATATTATGGAATATAATTGGAACCCCATTATCAATTGCCCCAACAACACCCAAGTGAGTATTCATACCCCAACCTGTACCACCTTTAATTGTGTTACCGGCAATAGGGTTACCGTTAGCGTCTTTTTTGAAAAATATTTTACCACCTTGGTAAAACGCCTCTTCGTGATGTTTTGACCCCGGATAATATAATCCAATAATATCGTTTAACTGTAGATTAACTCCTGAAGAATTAGGTACTAAATTACTAACAATTGAGTTAACTTGAGTCATATATGGACCACGTTCAGTACCTCCACCTTTTTTATCAATTTTCTTCCACAGATTAATAATATTATTACGAGTATCAATAGGCAATTTAGTAAATGCTGACCAAACTGTCGTTCCAAGACTACTATTATCGTGTGCAATCCAAGCATCACCCGGCTTTGGTAAACCATTAATAAATTCTTTAACAAATTGAGCACAATTATCTTGACCCGCTTTAAAAATTTTAACAGAGTTCGTAGTACTTAATTTTGTTGTATCAAGAGATGATTTAAATTTTGGACTAATCTTACTAGTCACCACAACCTTATTATTAGTTTTATTAACTTTATTTTTATCCGCAATTTTTAATCTATCAATATCAGTTCTTTTAACTCTGGTATTATCAATAACCGTTTTATTTGTTTCTTTATCAACAAATTTTTTGTTAGAATCTTTATTTATCTTTGGTTTTTGTACCTTAGTCTTACCTTTCTCAGGAGCCTTAACCGTTTTTACAGGTGGAAGTTTTTCATTATAAATTTTAGACTTAATAGACCTAATCGCCTTATCTGTTGTTGCTAAAACCCAATTAGGGTAATCACCATCAGACGCTTTAGCAAAATAGTAATCATTACCTAATTTCCCATAAACGTAGGGGTCACTACCAATACCTTGTTTAACTATTGCTCCAGCATCCACTAAAGTAGGTACTGTTACCTCAGGTTGAGATGGTTGTCCAAAATCTAATGTTGGTTGTTCAGACAAATATTGTCGTTTAGTTGCGTTTTCGTGAAGATTTAGAATTCTATCTTTCTCTTCTTCGTTAATTAAGAATAAATTTTTCATATTATTGTTGTGGTATTGTTGCGTTTGCTGTTATTTGTTGAGCCGGTTGTTGAATAACTTCAGGGGTTTTATTTATCGGTTCAACCGGTTTAAGTTGAGTTTGATTTATTGCCTCAATATTTTTAAGAATCGCCGCAGCTGTTTTTGGACCGTATAAACCATCAGGAACTAACCCCGATTGGAATTTATAATTTAATAATTCTTGTAAGTATTTAACCCTTGGATTTTTAACTCCCATTTTAATTGTTGTTGCAGGTGTTTCAGAACCTGTTGTCGGTGCTGCTGTTGTAGTATCAGTTACCGGAGCCGCAGTTGTAGTATCAGTTACCGGAGCCGCAGTTGTAGTATCAGTTACCGGTGCCGCAGCTACCGGTGGTGTTGCTGCCGCAGTTTCCGAAGGTAAATTATCCAATTCTTTATCTGTAATTTGTTCAGAAATTACAACACCCCTTTTATACCCCAAAAGGTATTTCATATTTTCTATTTCTTCTAATATAACTTTTTTCATCTCTATCTTATTGTTTTAATAAATCAATTACTTTCTCAACATACGTAGCGTCAAGATTACCCGTTTGTTGTTGACCCAATAATTTTTGAATCTCTTTTGTTGTATTTGTAGTTTGTTGATTTACTTGCTTAGCTCGTTCTTTATACGCCGCTTTAGGGTCAACAACGGTCGCTTTATTGGGGTCAATCCATTTACCATTCCAAGTCCATTTATCATCTAACTTAATAGTTAACTTACCACCGTTACAAGCCCAAGTACCATTAATATCGTTAGCTCCTCCACCGGGACGATACATTGCGTTATAATTATTCTTAAACCATATACTGTTACCTACTTTACCATTATTAAGTGGGATTAAAACCCAAGTAGGGTCAGTATGAGCTTCCATAGTACCACCAAATTGTTTAACACAAGTTGCCCAATTTGGTATTACAGTATTTGTTGTTGAGGTACCACCAATTTTGAATGAGTTTTGTCTAAAATCATTAATATTGTCTTTTGTATAACTTGCGTTGATACCAATCGTTTTTAATTGATTAGTTATATTTACAACATCATCCATATTACCTTTCCCCATCTCACCATTTATGATTTCTTGAAATGATGAATAATCAAAAGGGTCGGAACTATTTTTATGTAATAACAAATATTGATTATATAATTTATAATCATTCGCTGTAAATGTTTTCAATACCTTTAACATATCACCTTCTCTAGTTCCTACACCTTGCCAAGTATTATTCATCGCAGTAAATTTCTTTGATGTCTCATCAGGTAATTTATCGTTAAAATCCGTCAAAGGAGTTTCCATTAAATATTGTCTCTTCGTAGCACTCTCGTGGATATTTAAGATTCTATTTTTCTCCTCTTCATCTAAGAAATATAATTTTTTCATAAAATATTTTATTTATAAATATCTTATAATTTAGAATAATTTGTTTGATTTACGAATATTCTCCTCACCCCACATAGGTTGAAGGTTATCTAAACACCAACATTTCATAAATTCCTCATCTCCCATCTCCTGAATATCAAATGATGTAATTGGTAACTTATGGTCAACGTGCCAAATACCATAGTTATCCCACGTCATTTCATCCTTAAATTGTTTCTCTAAATGAAGAATCAATTCCTCCGGGGTATATTGTAGAACATCAAAGTAATGTCCGTACTTATCTACGTTACTCTCCTTTAATACTGTGTATATTGCTGTTCTGAAATTGGAAATTAGTTTATAGAGGGGGTCTCTCGCTTTGCGATTTCTTTCGTAATCACGTTTAATTTGACGAATTTTATCCGCATTATTCTCTCGGTATTTTTTAATGTATTCACTTAAATGTTCTTTATTTTCTTCCGCCCATTTTTTGTGATTTTTCTTTAGACGTTCTTTAGTCTCAGGTTTTGAGAAATATTTTTTCATAGCGACTTCTCTACCACCTAAGAATTTTCTACCACTACCTTTAATAACCACACCATTTTCTTTTAATATTCTACTTATGGTAAATGTTGACCACCCAAAATTATTTGATATTTCACGTAAACCTTTTAATTCATTAACAAACATTTTTTTTATTTCAATAATTTGTTCTTCAGTTGGTATAATCTTTTTCATATATTATAAATATACATAATTCTCACAAAAAATCAAGTATTAATTTATATGTATAAAAAAAAGGGACATATAGTCCCTTTTTGTTAAATATTTTAAGATTTTGATTATCTCAATTCTCTTAAATCGAATGTTCTAACACCATCAACAGTAATTCGTGCGTAGAAACGGTTGTTGACCATTTTTTTCGCGTATCTCGTCATTATACCTTTAATCGGTGTAAAGTTGAATGGGTTGTACATTGTTGGAGTTAATTGTAATGGTACATACGGAGCGTAGATGTATCCTGTGTCAAGTAACGATGTTCCTTTGTGTCCTAGTAACACTTGGTTAGCTGGGAAGTAAGGGTCACGGTATACTTGGTAACGTCCTGCTAATGTTCCAACTCTTTCAATACCCATATTATATTGGTCTTGTTCAGGAGAAGCATTAGATACGTGGAAGTACTCTAAGTCATCAAAGATAGCTGAAACTTCAGAAGAAACAACAATCCAGTTAGCACCACCTCTTAATGTAGATTTGTGGATTTGAGCAGACAATTGGTTAATTGCTGTAATCAACGTTTGGTTCCAATCTTTTTGAGTGTAAGAAGTTGTTAAACCGTTTACTCTTCTCCAACCATTGTAATCCCAACGTAAGTTCCACGCTGCACCTTTACGTAAATCTCTTAAGATTTCACGGTCAATTTCAGCCGCAACTTGTTCAGATAATAAAGCTGTTAATTCAGCTTCAGCATCGATGTTGTGGAAAGCTGCAACGTCTTGAGCTAACTCAGGAGACCATTGTGCTCTTAATTTTCTTTCAGTTACAGAAACTGTTACAGATTGTAAGTCGAAAGAAACCTCACCGATTTTATCTTCAAATTCCATTTCTTTATATCTTCTGTAAACAGTAGTAAATGTTCCGTTAGTTATTGTTCCGATAGTAGAACCTGTGTAACCATCTAAAGTATCACCACCACAAGTAGCACATACTGGACAAGATAAGTCAAGTTCTAAGTAGATAACACCTTCAGCGTCACAAACGTCGTAGAATGAACCACCATTACCTGCTGGATTACTACCACTAGCAAGTGGGAAGTTAGTTTGTGCTGTTGAACCGTATTGAACGATACCTTTACCATATTGTTGAGTAACAACTCTGAACAATAATGAGTTTGGTACTCCCGCTGCATTGTGAGTTACACCTGAACAAGAAGTATTTCCTGTAAAAGGACTTGTAATGTTAGCGTAAACTCTTAAATCAGATAAGAAAGTTTCAGTATCCATTTCGTTACCATCAGGTCCGATTAATTTTCCTGCTCCTGAAGCAGTAAATCCTGAAACACCGATAAGTACTTTTCTGATTACTTTATTACTGTAAGCTGCAACAGCACCTGTTGGTGTTAAACCACCATCTTGCCAAATAACAATTTGAGTGTTAGCAGTAACTGAAGAGAATTGACCTTTTGAATAATCAAATAAACCAGCTGGGTCTAAACCTGCTTCTGTTCCTTCATAGAATAAATCGTAAAGATTTTTCTTGTAAGCTTGTGCACCTGTGTATCCAGCATTTTGGTCTGTTGGTCCACCCGGAGCCCCTAGTGGTGCTTGGTGAGTACCACCTGCTTGGTTATCAATCATATTTTGAGATGCTCCATCTTGATACCCTTGAATTTTAGGGATGAAGAAGAATAATTTACCGATTGGTAAGTTCATCGCTTGTACAGATACGATTTCGTTAGCTAATAATTTTGAGAATACTCTTCTTACGATAGGGAAAACAACAGTTTCAAATGAACCTGAAGACCCGTCAGAAGTAGCTTCGTTTATTAAGAAAGACGCTTGGTTCTCATATAATTGAGCTACGTTTTCTCTTAAGTGACCTTTAAGGCCTTCTAGGAATCCTAATTTATCCCATTTGTTGATTGTGTCTTCTTTAATAACTTTCAAGTGTTTTAACCCGATGTTACCAACTAGACCTGATTCTAATAATGCTCCCATTTTTTTTGGTTTTTATTAATTTTTATTTATTTTTTATTTTAATTTTGCCATTAAATCTTTCATTCTTAAGAACTGTGGATTCTCATATGTTTTAGATTCAATTAAGTTAACCGCTCCTGTAGAAGGTGATTTTGCGATTGTTCTTTCAATTGACTCATTCATAGATTGAGATTTTGAGTTCCCGGATAATTCAGATTTAACTACTTGATATAAATTTTTAGATTCTTTAATAGTTTCAACACCATCAAATCTTCTTAAAATGTTAATTTTTTCTTGTTTTGATGTTGAGTGTTCAGTGAACAAACGTGTAGCGTAAGCCAAGTTTGAATTGAATACCGCAACTTCATTTAATTTATTACGGAAAATGTTTAAAGCTTTTCTGTACTCTTCGTTTTTCTCTCTAAGGATTTGTACTTCTTTATTAGTAGTACTTTCTTTGATAGCTGTATTTGCCGATGAGTGTGCTCTTGATTTTGGTAAACCACCTTTT